AGAAACTTCAACTAGTGTATTAGGAACATTTGGAAAAATACCAACATATGCAGCAGCTGTTGTATAATATACACGTCCTACAATTGTACCTGTTTTACCTGAATCTGCTGTAGCATTTGTTGGTCCATTTGCCAATACAAATTGTGTAGTGGATATAACTTTTGCAACTGTAAGAAGTGAAGCATTGAAGTTTGTCATACCTGTGATTGTGATAACGTCTCCAACTGATAGTCCATGCGCTACACTTGCAATATAATATGTAAATCCCGTGATAGTACCTGTTCCTGTTCCAACTCCTGTTCCAACATTTGCTATTGCAAATTTAGTTGAATCAATTACTTTTGTAATTGTTTTAGATGTAACGTTTCCTTGAGTAGTAAATCCAGTAATAGTAACCGTATCACCTACTGCTAATCCATGAGCGACAGATGATGTATAGTATACAGTAGCTGCTGCAGCTGGACCAATGTTAATTTGTCCTGATTGTCCACTTACACTTGTAGTATTAGTAGATAGAGCAACTCTAAAAGAAGTTGTAGTAGGAGTTAATGAAACTGCAAGAGATGTAACATTTGCAGCAGCATAACCAGTTATTCCAGTAATTGATACTACATCACCTACTGACAGTCCATGTGCAACAGACGTTGTATATGTAATGAAAGTTGTAGATCCAACAGCAGCAGTCACAATATTTGCTGTTGCAGCTGAAAGAATTGCAGATGCTCCATTCGTGACTGTTGTTACAGAAGCATCAGTTACAGTAGTTCCACTAACTGTTACACCACGTGTTTTTGCCTTTGTGACATAAGAAGCTTGACTTGCAAGTAACTGTGCATTCAACATGGATTGAAGCGGAACAACTTGATCACTTGTCTGAATCTTCTTAGGGATTGCACCGTTGCGATAGGACTGTGAGGCAGCCTGAAGTTTAATGAAATTCGTATAATCGGATGCAGAGAGAGTCGGCATTTGTGATTAGAGACGGAAAATACGTCCGCCTACAAAAGCAGGCGATGTCCATCTAGGTGTCGCAAGAACACTACCTCTTCCAGGAAACTCTGCCTTCGCAAGAGTTCCAATGTCAGATTTTAGAGGAGCCACGAAAGTTCTGGACTTTTTCTCGGGATCCGTTGTGAAGGTTGCAGAAACACGAGCAAGACGAGTAATATCAGAAGGTTGAGCTGGGATGATAGGCATTTATGTCAAAACGGATAAAAGAAGTTCAACGCAAGAGGTAAGTATGGAGCTACACCCTGAAGTTAAACCGGTCTTCCGAAATGAAGTGTTGGAAATGGGAAAACAAACAAGAATTACACGTCCGTATTTCACCAAGTACGAATACACAACTTTGATTGCTACGCGAGCACAACAACTCGCAGAAGGTGCTAAACCCTTAGTGGATCTAAAAGGACTCAAAACATCCGACCCCATGTTTCTGTGGACGGTTGCTAAGATGGAAATTGCAGAGAGAAAGTTACCGTATATTATTCGACGACAACTCCCGAACAATACCTCCGAATTCTGGAGTGTTCAAGAGATGGAGACCATTTGGTGATTACTTTACTGCTATGGCGACTACAAGTGCTAAAATCATAAAAATTAATCCTTCATTCCATCCGTGGGCAGCAGTAAATGGATACAAAATCGGTCCAAACATGTTAGCAAATCCACCACCGATGGTATGAATTAACGCAATCACTACAATAATACTCAATAACCACTTTTTGAATGTACTCATTGCTTATTCGCCTGAAAGTTTTGCCAAGTCTTCGGCAGAGGGAGGAAACAATAATAAAGGAGGACCTTGTTCAGGTGGATTCATCATTTGAGGAGGATCGTGGGTCAGGATCTTCATCGCCATGGACAAATCAATAGATTCAGAGGGAGTGAAACGGGCACTCACCTTTGCCACGTCTGAGTCAATTTTTTGCTGAAGACGATTAGGAACAAACGTGATATAGGCAAACGCCAAGACGATTGTAATTACCAAAAGAATCAGGAGCCACTGTCTGGGAAACTTCATTGTTCTTCGGGCAGATAAGAAAAACGGAAACTAGGGAGTCAAGACAAGAAGAGGTACAATGGATTTTCCAATACCGATTAGATGTTATACATGCAATCTTCCTCTCGCTGGCAAATGGAAGACGTTTCTTGCGCTCGTTGCCAAATATCGTAAACAAGATGGACGTTCTGAAAAAGATGAATTAGTATACCTTTCGAAGACGACTACCGTCACTGCCGAAGGTCGGGCGATGAACGATTTGGGTCTTACTCGCGAATGCTGTCGTAGGCACATGTTTACCCATCCGGGTGTATAAACACTTATCACAATACGACTCATTCTTCGAAAACTCAGAGCAAGTGTCTTCTGGACACAACCAGAGTTTAGGAATTCGGATCCTCAGTTTCACCCCCTCCATTCTTTTTTTACCTAGAAGATAAGAGTAAATGTCCTCCTATAGTGAATACCTTGGACGCATGAAACAACGAATGGTGACCATTACGGATACACGACCTCATCGTGATGCAGGTCATCAAACAGAGATTGTCAGACGTCTTGCTGCCTCTGGAAACTTGGAAACACGTGTGGCTTCCACTGCATGCGCACTTGTATTGAATGCTCCTTCTACACGTACTGCTGCAGGATATCTTCATGGAGGTGGACATACTGTTCAAGATGCACCGATGTATGCAGAGTTTACAGCAGGACAAGCGGTAGCACAATCATCAACACGTGCAAATGCTAAGGCGTCTCAGATCACAAATACTATGCCTTGCTTATCTTCAACTCAACTCCCCGAAATAAACGATAAACTCAGTGCAGATGCTGAATTGTCCAAGATTCAAGCAGCACGTCAAGCATATGGCAATGGATATGCAAGTAACTGTTGCCCGAACTGCAAGAAGGTTCTACTTGCAGATGGATGTAACTGCCGTCTTACTGTTGCTCAATCCTCTGCGTTGAAGAGCGCAATTCAATGGCCACATACGGCAGATCGTAACGCTTAAACATCTATGTCTGAATGTAATCATGTTGACCGTATATACCTACAAGGTCCCCAAACCTACTGGTTGTTTTGATTTATCCATTGTTCCATTAGATCAGTGGATGGAGACTGTCTTAGATTTAGTAGCACATCAGACAGAAGGCACACTTTGGTTTGGGTATTTAGATGGATGGATGTTGACTCCACATGAAGAAGTTGTTTTGCGAAAAGCAATTCGTAAGTTTAAGTGTATTGTTGTCTCTCAGTTTCCTCTAGCATTCTCTCAAGCGTGGAAAAATGAAATTGATTACGTGTATACAGATCCACAACACAATGGAATCCCCAACACTCACAACGATGGTCGTTCTCTACACAATGGGAGTTCGTCTGAATACGGATGTACTGGCACACACACTTCCCCTAACAAAGTCAGTGATAAAGGTAGAAAAGCAAGGAGTCGTTAAACGTGGTTCATCCAAGCGAGATCTTATTAAACGAAGAACTAAAACTACACCTCCCAAGCGTACAACTGGATTTGGACATAATTCAATTACCGTTGTTCTCTTATCGGATGGAGATGGCACCTTTCCTTCTAAAGAAATCACTGTCAAAATCTTTCAAAATGGGGTCTTTCATATCACAGGTGTATTGGATGAAGCGTATGACCGTGATGTGACGACTCAGTTGAAACGTCAAATCATAGAACATTGTTCAGAAGCAATTCTTTCAGGTGAATGGACAGATACACGTCGCGTAGTTCTCATGAACTACAAGACTAAATTGATTGGAACCTCAAATCTTTCACGAGATACGTTGTATGCTTCACTCAGAAGTAAAGGTGTTACAACGATCTACGAACCTGCAGTGTATCCTGCTGTTAAGATCTACTTTCCGAACACTAAATGGATTGCAAAAGTCTTTAGAACTGGTAATATCATTTTGACAGGAATGACAGACGCCTCCGAGTGCGACGCTTTGGTTTCACAACTCTCGGTTGCGATTTCCTAGATCCACCCGATGTCTGAAGTTTTTCAATGATTTCATCAATGTCTCCTCCATCCAGACTGCATTTCATAGAGTTATTTCGACATTCACCGAAATCAATCAATCTTGCAACCTCTCCATCGTACACAACATTCCCTTCATGGACATCCGTGTGGATAATGTTTTTGTTCATAGATTCTACCTGACCTTTTAATACTTTAAGCGCTTCAATGACTTTTGGAATCATCTCATGATTTCGCACAATCTTTGGAGATGAAATGTATCCCTGAACAACATCATGTAGTTTTTCTGGAGTATCAATGACCTCATTTGTATAGAAAAGTTCAAAGAGTGATTGTCCACCTTTTGGAGAAAACATAGCATATCGTCCATCTTTAAGAATACATTGAGATTCAGGATAGATCATACCTTCTGGTTTCTTCTCTCGTAATTGACCTGTTAAAAGCCATTCTTTTTTAGCTTTAAAGGTGACTCCAATGTCAAATACTTTCATCACATATCCATCTTTCCATTCACATCCTTTTGGAAGTTGTTTTTCAATTGGATCAGGTTTAGTATATACGCTTGCAAATGAACCTTGTCCAATAACGACACCCCCTCTTCGGGTTCTGCGTTTCATTGTATTAGACGCAATTAAATATTAAAGGTAATGGCAGCTCGTGAACTAACTCCTAGAGAGGTTGAAGCAGGAAGACGTGGAATTAACGATGAAGATTTGAGTGCAACGCAAATTCAAGCATTGGTGCGTACAATGGACGGATCTAAAGAAAAATGGTCTCATCTCAAATCCAACAAACTAGCATACGAAGAGAAACTCCAAGACGAAAACAAGGTATTGTATTTCAACTATCCTTCCCTTTTTCAAATGCACGCAGAGGACCGGTTAGATCAAACCTTTTTTGAAATGCTTACACTCAAGCGAAAGATTGAAAAAGGTGAAATCACTCCTGAACAAGCAACTCAGATTGTTGGGGCAAAGTTGTCTCAACGATTTGTTCCAGGTCTTTCTCCTCAGGATCAACCACAGGCACCGTCACTGACGTATGCTGAGTATTACAGGCAGACTCAATAGACGTCCAAACTTCGTAGTCATCTGTGCTCTTGTAGACCAGGAAGAAGTAGGCACGTAATTGTTCCCATGTACAATCTGACATTGCATAACATCTCCTACGACTTAATTTGAGTGAATCCAAGATTCTACATAAGTCTTCTTTGGACATTCCATTCTCTAACACTAAAAAGTCATTCTCAGGGTTTGCATAGAGTTCACGAATGGACTCAATGCATTCCATCAAACACTTATATCCCAAAATACAATACTGTTTTTTATGATTCAAGTTAATCAATGAATTACAGTATTTGTTTGTGAAGTTTTCACGTTTCCACATCGGAAGTGCCCACCAATTGGGTGTAGGTTCTTCAAAGGCATTCCTTTTTCGCATCGCGTCATCAATCTTGTATTCTGCATACGCTTGTGGAACAATAAACTGAGGACCCAGACGATTGATTTCCGAATTTCGAATCAGTGAAAAGTTATTCCATCCGTCGTTCATGTACTGAATGTATGCTAACTTATGAACACGTGCCATTTTGGTCTTCACTGCGGTTCGTAGAAGTAATTCCTGATCATCGCAGATTGGTAAAAACTCTGAATAGTTTCCAAGTTCATGCAAAGTTGTTCTCCTCCAAATACGTGGGTGATTTGGAACACCTACAATGTGTGACAATGTATAGTTATTGATATTGGGTGTTGAAATCACATTGACCCAGGTTCCATTGTATTTTTGACAGTAGTATCCAGCATATCCTAGTCCAAAATGATCACCATAGGAATGAGTGTTTCCATTCTCATACAAATGTGCTGTGTCCATGTAGACAAATCCTACTTCTGGATCCTTATCAAAGACCTGTGTAGCATCTGAAAGACAGTCTTGAAGAATCTCATCATCGTGATCTAATTCAAGAATATACTTACCCCTGCAAAGAGATGCTGCTTCGTTCTTCACATTGCCAATGTTACCGCTATTTTCAGATCTGCGATAAAGGCGAATACGTGGATCTGCCTTTGCAAGACTCCTTAGAAACTCAAAATGTTTATCATCCGGTGAGTCATCTATCACTACCCATTCCCAATCTTGAAGGGATTGTGCCTTCAAACTGTTGTAAGGACGATGAAACTTTGCATATGAATTGTAGCAAGTTGTGAAGATTGAAAAAATAGGACGAGTCATTGTGTGTGGAAGCAAACAGTTGTGAATGTAGCAGAAATTCACACCGCGATTGAATGAATCCAAATCCTTAATGTTTTCGTAAAAGTGAAGCCATCGTAGACGCATTCGGTTAACCAAATATCCCATACGTCCGTAGTACTCTGTTTCAGACTTACCATAGGTGACAATCAAATGATAATTGGAATCAAAGAGTTTCAGTACTTCATTAGGATCTGAAGTTGGATTCATTGTACAGTTGAGTTTCTCCTTGTTTTCAGATAAAAAGGTATCAATTTCTGAATACGATTCATCTCTAAAGAAGAGGATGTTTGGATACTTCATACTTCTCTATGTGGTTTTACTCCTTAAATTCCGTTCGCAGTTCCATCAAGAGTTTTCCAGTGACATTCTTGCCAGGCCATTTGGAAGGGTCATTTGCTTTAGCAGTGTCTGCTGAAGTACCGATTCCCCAATACTTATCACGAGCAGACGCTTCTCCTACAGGTCGTGTTCCAGTCTCTAGAAGTTTAGTTTTTAGTTCGGGATGTTGAATGAACTTTGCTTTGAGTGCCATTCGCATAATACCGTCTTTCTTTGAATTCCACTCTTCTTCTACGAAATCCTTGACTTTCTTACCTAATGCTTTGACTGCTTTGGGAGATGGAGTCTTCAAGATCTTTGCTGCAGTCGCACCATCACCAAATGCCTTCGCTTTGGACCATTGAAAGTAATGTTCAACGGTTGGGAATGTAATTGAATCAATCTGAAAGGGCGCTTCGTACATGTTTGACAGAATTCTCCATTCACCTTTCCCTTCATCTGCTCCTAAGAACAACACTGGTTCACTTCCAGGTTCTGCCTTTTTAATGATTCGTTTCTTAACCGGTTTCTTTGCAGGGGTTGTAGTGTCAGATTCACTTCGTTCGTCCTTGGACTCTTCCTTGGATTCCTCCTTGGATTCTTCCTTGGATTCTTCCTTGGATTCTTCCTTGGATTCCTCAATGACTGGAATCGTCACTTCCTGCTTTTCAGTGACTTTAGGTTTATCGGACTTCTTGAACACGAAACTGCGATGTAGGAAACTGAATGCCTGATGTTCTTGAGAGAACAATACTTGGTTTTGTTCTGCATAGTGATCGGAGAACAGTTTCGTCTCAACTAATTCATATCCTGCTTCTTCCAAACGTTGAGTAAGTTTAGCAAAGGGGACCAAGTATTCCTTTTGAGGTTGTTCAAAACTTTCTAAGTGGACTGAAATTGCCTGACCAAACTCTTCAGTCCATCCAACTCCATCATCATATTGCTTAACAAACTCTCCAAATACCTTTCTACCTACACGGAACATATGACTCTGTTTTCCAAATAACAATGCGTAGACGGATGCTCCATCCAAACACGTTCCAAAGAAACTACGCTTACCATGGGTCTCAAGATTTGCAGCAAAGGTTTTGAATGTCTCTTCAGATTCGCAAGCATAATGAATTGCAAACTGACACGAAATGGCATCAAATTCAGTATGTCCTGCAAACTGTCTCAAGTACGTAGTTGTAGGTGGTTGAGTTCCAGCAACAATATTTGCATAGACATTGTCTCCTTGAAACAGTGGTTGAGTCATGTCTCCTTGAAAGTACAGAACTGGAGGCAAGTAGTCTTTCGGAAAATTAAGTTTTTCTCTTACATACCGAACACATGCTCCTTGACGCGGAGAGATCAAATTGGATAATGATGAATCAACACCTACAACTAATGAGGGTTTAGAATGTTTCCATTTCTTTAAATCTCCTCCACGTCCAACAGCAAGTTCAAGCAGGGAATCACCTGGTTTAATTGTGGATGTGTACAATGCTTCTTTGATACGATTGTGAAATCCGTAGACATCTTTGAGAATACGATCTCGTGATTCCAACTCGTCGCGATAATACAAGTCATCTTCAAACGTTGCATCCGGTGGATTAGTAACAAGTGTACGAATCATCTCTTCCGTAATTGGAACATGAATGTTTGTCCAAATGGAATCTGCTACAGAAATATCATTTCCAAATTGTGGTTTGCCCAAGACTCGGTATTGATACGTCTTGTCATAACGAGTTCGCATGATGATCCAACGATCCTTGTCCGTATCGTAGGCACACTCAATGATTGTATTGTCTTCAATACGATGACCTTCCTGATCTACAGGAACTCCCTTTTCATTCAGAGGAAGTGAAATGATATGTGCATCGGGTGCTTTAGGAACCATAG